GTTGATATAAGAGCCAACGTAGTACACGCCTTAGCAACTTCGGCACAGTACGCGGACGTTGCCGAGCGTTTCGAAGCAGACGCTCCAATGTCAGCAGGTGCAGTAGTAATGGTTGGCGGTGACGCAGAGATCACAGAAACAACATCAGACTTATCTGATCAAGTTTTTGGTGTTATATCTGATAATCCAGCTTACGCCATGAACGCAGGTGCAGGTAACAACGATTCACATCCATTTGTTGCAATGACTGGAAGAACTCCGGTAAGAGTAACAGGTGCTGTAACCAAAGGTCAAAGATTAGTTAGTTCATCAACGAAAGGTTGTGCGAGAGCGGCCGCAACAGGCGAATCAATTTCACCTTTCAACGTGATTGGTAGAGCCTTAGAGAGCTCAACTGACGCAGGAATCAAATTGGTAAATTGTGCGGTGAGGACAAACAACTAATAAATATTCATACTTTTTAGTAGAATCAAAAGGCCTTGTAGAAATATAGGGCCTTTTTTTTTGCTTCAAATAAATACATGCATGAGTATAAAAGTAAGCGGTAATATTGAAATCCAAGCAGATACTTGGTTAGAGTTCAAAGGTCAAAACGATGCCGGCGAAGACATCAGAATAGGCTCGATCAAAGGTAGCATCAAGGACAACAAGAAAGGTGCAGACCAAAGTGTAATACAGATAATAGGTAGAAAAGACGGACAGCACAAACCTCTATTGACCATCTCAAACAATGCCATCTACGCACACCGTGACGTTCCGTTCGTGTGGCAGACAGAAGACGGTAAAAAAACTTTCGTGTCAGGTACATCAACTACTAAAAGAAACATAGACCTACCAGACGACAACGGCACACTGATGATAAACAATTCAGGGAAAGTAATGGCAACGGAATTGCCGACAAGCGATCCTAGTAATGCGGGTCAACTCTGGAACGACGACGGTACTGTAAAAATAAGTGCTGGTTAATTAAGTTATCAAATCTAGTATAGTCTGTAACTTGCCTTTGATGGCTTTGTTATTCAGTGTGTTCTTAAGACCCATGTGTAAGTTCTTGGGCCAACATTCAAATGCAGTCCAACAGTATCCTGAGTGTTCTTCATTCAGCTTGGGTAAGAATTCAGTCTCTATCGCAATAAGATAAGTGTGGAAGAAAAACTTCTCATCATTTGATGTGAACATCTCCAAGGGAATAACTTTCTTGAACTTTGGAATAGCACCCACTTCTTCCTTTATTTCTCTCTTTAGACCTTCAAAGGCCGATTCTGTGTACTTCGTCCTTCCGCCGACCAATCCCCACATTCCTTTTGTCTTACTATCAGTCCTCTGCAAGAACAGGAAACGTTTTGTTGATGTGCTGTAAAAAAGTGCACCAGAACATATGATGTTGTCTTCCATGCTATATTATAACAGATTGTATGTAATTTATCAAGGAGTAGTTGCGTCTTGTCCAGAAGCATCGTCGTTGGCAACATAACTGCCATCTATGACTATGCTCCAATTACCTTGTGTGTAGACACCTTCGTAGGACTTGACCCATTCCGTACCGTTGAACCTGTACTGAATACCTGTGTTCAGATTGGTAACATAGTGCTGTGTAGAATCTGGATCAGAAGCGTCAAAAACCTTCAACCATTTGCTCTGTGAACTGCTGTATTCGATGATGTCACCAACGTTGGCAATAAGAGCTCCCCAAGTTGCACTCTGTACCGACGCTGTGGAATCCCCAACGTCATCGATGATTAGATACCTATCAGCATCAACTGGTGTACCTGGATCGAATGTTGAAGGATTTATAATTTTCTTGACTCCTGTAAGTGTATTTGCAGGTATTGTGTCATTATCTATGCTGTACAACAATATTGTATCGTCCAATGTGCTTGTTGCAATAGTTCCTATAATTTCATTTCCGTTTGGTTGCGTTAACCTAATCTGTGATGTACCGTTAGTGACTACTCCATATTGTTCTAGAAGCACCTTCCAATTGACTGCTGGTCCAAATGTTTCAAAAGGATCTGCTAGACCTGGATCTTTTGCTCCTGTGTAGAAACCATCCCCGCCCGACTTGACATTTACTCCTGTTGTACCCAACAACCTCAATTGGTTTCCTGTAACCAATAATCCAAAATTGTTTGGCGTAATAAAACTTCGTGAAATCAAAGAACCGTCTATCAATCCTTTTGCCATTCCACCATCGTCGTCGTAAACACTCATGATGATCTTCTGTACAACACCTAATTTCTTAACTTTTACAGGTGGTGATAACCATATAGGCATTGAGAACGATAAACTTGCCACATCTATTTCTGTGTCAGCACCGACCGGGATAGTTCTAGAACTAAAACTTATATTTGTTAATTCCACGTAACTTAAACTGGTCCAGTCAATGTAGTTGTCTGATTTCTGTATCTCGAAATCCGGGTTGAAAAGATATAAAATTTGTTCTAAAATCTGTAATTTTTGATCTGTGTTTGAACTCCATATATCCGCTGTAACTTCTAATCTGAACGGTGATGGCATAACTTTTTCAATAGTGTATCCTGCACCCAGTTGATTCGTGTAGTTCCCGTCACTGTCAACGCCTCTTTCTTTTAGATGCTGTTTCTCAATGTGATATGGGTTTTGCATCCTTTCCCTGTCGTAATTTAATTCTCTAACATATGCCGCTATCTTTGGTGTGTACTGTAATGCATTCTCAGAATTCTGTCTAATGATGTTTGCAACTTGCCTTGTTGGGTCTCCGTATACAACAGGAACAGCTCTCAAAGTGATTGAATCATCTTTGCCTTTGCCGGTCTCAACAGAAAAATTACTCAATATTCTTATAAATTGAGTTAAAAATTTCCTAATCTGACCTTCATAGAAGTGTAACATTTTTAATTGTCAGCCTTTGGTTTAAGAGCATCTGTAAGCGATTGTCTCTGCGTTACAGTTAATCCATTTATGGTATCAGATGATGAGTTGTTGACAAAACCTGTTTTATAGTTTGCTCTAGAATCATTGTTTGTTGTAGTTATTCTGACAGAGTCCTCTATCTTGACCCATCTGGTTCCGTCATAACGGAACAACCTGTTTGGTAAGAAGTCTGTTCTCAAGAAATAATCCCCTTTGTCTATACCTGCATTTGGAAAACTGATTCCGAATCCTGCAGGATGTCCGTTTGGTGCAACACCATCGCCATCCATGTAGAAACCATAGTGCGAACTTGCTGGTGTGTCGATAACTGCATTGACTATCTTGTCTCCACTTGCTCTTTGTTCTTCTGTGTTGACATTATCTGTTCTGATATTACCCCTCTCGTCTATGGGTGCAACATAATATTGTTTGTAGTTGAATCCAGACTTGGGAGCATCTTCTTCTGCCTGTGCAACAACTTGATCATTAATTGTTTTTTCTCTGTTAAACGTTGACATGTAACTGGCAAGAGAACCTTCTGTTGCCGCATCACCGATTATATCTCTGAACTCCTGAGAGTCAACCATCGTTTTCATTTTCAATCTCAACAGGTGTGGCCACCATGTTGCAGAAAATCCTTCTGCCGCCCTGTTCACATCTTCGACAACATAGTATCTTTTCAGTGCAATCGGTATGCTCTCGTCTAGTGAATAGTCTTCTTTCATGTGTGGAAATTCTATGACATCGCCCGCCATAGGTTTTCTCCCAATTCTTTCTACTATATCGTTAAGGTGTACAGTTAAAAATAGTGTATCATTCTGTAGGAACATTCCAAACTGTGATAGATTAAAGTCTGCATCTTGCACATTGTATATTCCTCTCACGATATAGATGTCGTCTGCATATTTTCTATCCCTGTTCTCCAGAAATAATAGATCCTGTATGGTTCTTTCGTTTAGGCTATCACCCGAATACTGCGGTTGTGATGGTGATGCATCTCCATCCTTCTGTGAACTACCTTGATCATAAGGACCTATGTATTTGTGGAAGTGTAGGTCAGTTCCACCCACCTGAAACATCTCGTTGATGTTACGATCAAAGAACTTGTAGTCGTTGCCCTTTTCAGGCTTGAAAATAGATAATCTTGGCATATCATACATATTTATTGCACAGACAAAGGTTATAAATATGAGTATGTCAGAACTACAAACAGGACAACAAGAGATATTCGATTACGTCAAAAATAACCTAGGTGATGGTATGATTGACGTTGAATTAGACCCTAAACACTATCAAACGGC